TGCAAACTGTTCAAAGGGCTTTAAACGATTCCAGACGATGAATAAGGGTCTTATCAAGCGAAACGATCACTCATTTATAGGGCTGGGTATCGATTCACATTTCAATTTTCGGCGGGATCTGAACCGGCGTTGGTCACTTTTGCTGACCAATTGCACGGCATGGTGACTTGCCCCCCTACAGTCACTTGAGAATTCTGCGTGGAACTGGACGATCCCAGGGGTAAAAGTAACGTTGCGACAACGACAACTGTAGATATCATGATTGTAGTTTATACTAACGCTAATTTTAGTGCGTCATCCTACTCACCATATTGTCAAAAACTTGTTGTATCGCTGCCTTTCTGGTGATTGGCATGAGAGATGGGATCACCTCGGTAAAAACGTTGGTAGGATCCACCTCGTATTGGATGTCAAACCTCATCTCTGACCCCCAAGGCATTAATCCCATCACGTAAATCTTGCCGTCTAGCCACTCTTCTTCCATAAAGACTGAAGGCGTAACTCTCGAATGCTGCAGCAGCTGCCTGATGGTAAAGTTCTCAAAGGTGTTGTAAAACGCCGCGATCGATCGTTTTTGCTCCTCCACGGGCCTGTCTGTCCTCAAGTCGTTTAAAACCTGAAACAGGTCAAGCGCGGTGCTTCTCACCATGTTCTTTTCCTGCTCAGACAATAATTTGGTAACCTTTTGCATCTCCACAGACCTGGACATGGTCCACATTCCGTCCACAGAGACGACCAGGTGCATTAAATTTTGCATAAACATGAGCCCCGCCATGTCCATGTTTGAGGGCCAGCTGTAAAACAACGCGTGCCGCGTGGTGGCTACAGAAGGATGGGTGTGAAAAGACACGATTCCAGTGGGCGCAGCCACAGTTTCGGCTTCTCCCTTGGCCACAGAGCCGCTGTCAAAGATGGCCACCCCGATGGCGGGTTGTTGGGCTTTGGGATCGTCTGAAAACGTCATGACTTGCAAGTCTCCAGACATTTCCACCGGCAGCTCCACCAAATCTCTTAGAATCTTTTGAGACACCCCGTCCACGACGATAGTCATGGTGCACGGTAACCCGTTCAGGACCCTCTTGGCGTTTCTCACGGCAAGTTTAGCTGCCGGGCACGAAACGCCGCTTTTCCAAGACGCCGTGTTGTGCAGCTTGTCGACGGCCACAAAGCCCGCCGCCACCACCGCGTCCGTCAGCTCGGGCCCGAACCCCTCCATGTCCACTGCCACGTTTTCGCCAAATATCGCAGGCAAGACTGTGAGCATGTCAAACAAGACGCTAGCTTGCTGCAGGTGCCTTACGCCGACGACAACCATGTCCCTCTGTATGTTGAGGACCGCCGAGCCTATGATGTCGGTAAAATTTGCAGCAGACATTGCCACCACCATCAAACCGTCCTGATTCGGATCCCCTCCCCTATCTTGGGGAACCAATTGTCTGTCTACCAGGAGAATATTACTCATCTGATAGACGGGCTGGTTTAGAAACACAAGACTAGACATTTTTGTCAAAGGGTGGATAAAAAAGAATGTTCACCCAAGACAGACTGAGTCAACACACCGATATCGTGAGGTGCAAGCGTAAAGAGTTTTTCCGCCCAGACGGGCGAGAGACTCGGTCCAGGGACAGGTCGGCCGACCACAGAGCCTACGCCTCGGAACAAATTGTGGAGACTGGAAAGGGTATAGGCGTCATGATGAACAAGGACGAGCCGGTCGACTTTACCCTAGGTTACTGGTTGGACCATTTTAACCCTCCGGAATATCAGGTGGACAATTGCCTTCAGCAAGGTTTGCTCACCATGGCTGTGATGCAGGGCGACTTGTCTATGGCGCACAGAAAAATTACTCCCGAGTGCGTCAAGATGATTGCTCCCAAAACGACAGAGTACACGACGGGCTTCAGGCTCTTTAGGCTCGACGACAGAGAGTTTTACCTGTCTTGCAACGCCCCGCTGCTCTTGTTTGACTGTTTTGCAGACACAATCATCTACAACGTTCACACAGACAGGGTGCACGGAGAAGAAGGCAGTTACCTGGGGGTTTCGGTCAAGAGCAAAGACGGTGCTCAAAACTGGGGCGCTATGGCCGGCGCGGACGACACAGAGATTACACAGTCTCTCTCTCGGGACGTCAGGTACCCCAGGACCTTCCCGGTACTAGAGTTTATCGACGACATTGCAGGGTTCGTCAAACTGTTTGCCCAAAAATCTAGCGCCGCCAGAAAGATTCTCAGAGATTTGGCAGACGTCGGTCCTCGGGATTACGGCTGGGCCACCAGACCTGACGTCTTGTGCGCCAGATATTTTCCCAAACTCTCTGAACCTCCCAGCCAGACGGGGATGCACGAAATTATCGTCTGGAGACCCAGGTTGCGCGAAAATGGACCGACCTCAGAATAAAAACAATGTCTACGATAAGCGCAGTCAGGTTACAAAAGGACCCGTCGGATTCTTACTTGGGCGGACCTTGCGCGTGCGGGGGTTGCAGTTCCTTCACCAAAAGAGGCTCTTGCGGTAAAGATTGGTACCTGGGGGAGCAGAGCTGCTGCGGAGGCCTGTGCACCGCTCAGCCCAAATGCGCCAAACTTAAAGCGGCCCAAGTCTGCGGGTTGAGATTTTCGTCAAAAGGAAAAGATCCTTTGCTGGGCGCAGAGTGGGACGCGACCAAAGGAGCGCCGTACGTCAGGTGCTCTTACGACGCTGACGCCATAGACACCCAAGCTCAAGTGGATCAGTTTATATCCATGTTTGGTGAGTCTCCCGGGCTCGCAGAACGATACTGCATGAGACCCGTCAAAGATTCGACGGGAAAAATTGTGAGCAGGGTATCTTCAGACACGGATCCTGCAGGAGACTGGTGCAGGAGGTGGTACTCTGCCTCCAGGGGATCGGCGCAAGACGCCGCCATCAGCTCCTTTTGCGTCAAGAACCCAGACGCCGCCGATTGCAAGTGCGTCAACAGGGCTTCCGATCCACTCTACCAAAAGGTTAAAGAGTTGCACTCTTATCCTGACCAGTGCTGGTACGTGCCGTGCTCGGGAGACGTAGGGGAACTGAAGCTCAACACCCAGAGGGACACGCCAAAAAATTGCCCTACAGAAATTTGTCAGATTGTATTTAACATGTTGGACGACGGCAGCGTTAAAATAGACGATGTCAAAAACAGCATCACTTGTGATTTTTCCAAGTATAAACCGCCTCCTACACCTCCCAAACCCACTCCTATTCCACCAAAACCAACACCTATTCCACCAAAACCCACCCCGCCAAAACCAACTCCTATTCCACCAAAACCAACTCCTATTCCACCAAAACCAACCCCGCCAACTCCCCCCAAACCAACTCCTACGCCAACTCCAACTCCGCCATCTCCTCCTAAACCCGCTCCTACGCCAACTAAACCCAACATGTTATTGTACGTGTCTGCAGCAGCAGTGCTGCTGGTGCTGCTGGTCACATTCATGAGATAGGTTAAAACGTGTTATATGTTAATACTGCATAAATATGCAGTGTTAACAATGTATACTCACCTCATTCACTTACCTTCAGATACTTACTCGTCGGGGAAATCCAAAATGTCCTGCAGTGTGGGTTCTTGCTTCATGGGTGCGTCAGCTCCGATCCAGGCGTTGCAGCCTCCGGCCAGGCAGGAATGGTTCTTGTAAAACTTTTTCCTCTGTCCTGTAGTCATCCCGGCGATGATCCTGTCAATGACGATCCTCTCTGTCCCGGGCAGGCACTGCATCACTGCATTAACCATGTACCTGCTCATCCACACTTGGGGCTCCCAATCCTCGTCGATGGTGGCCAGGTAGCACTGCACAATTCTCTCTCGAAAATCGCTCATGCGTTGATAAGCCACTTTGGCGTGCGGGTAGTAGGCGCACAGGGTCTCGATGTGTCTCTCGCCCTCTTGGTCCATTTCCATCAGTTGGTAAAGCCTGTTGAGGAGACGAGGCTGTTCTCCTCTGGCGGCCAGGATGGAAGCGTAGCGTTCTGGGAGAATCTTGTAATGGACGCCCCTAGAGTCTACGATAATGATGCCGGCGCATTTGCTTGGATCCTGCTCTGCCAATGCTGCGTCCAGTTGGATCACGCTGCGGAAACCCAGAGGAGCGGGAGTCTCAATCTCTGTTCCGCACGTCAGGACCAGTCTGCAGTTGTAATTGTGTGTGTCTGTACGCTTGCAATAGGTTGCCAGCAGTCTAAGGTTCTGAATTTTGCTGGCGCAAGCGATGCTCTCCTCTGGCTCGTACGCCATAAAGACGTAGCCAGTCTCTTTGTCCAAATTTAAGTCACCAAACCGTTGCAGATAACTCTTGTCGAAAGGATCGCCCCAAGAGCTGTCGTCCTGCCACAGTTTGCGCAAGCAAGATGTAAATGCTCGCTTGAAGCTGCCGGGTGCGGCGCACCAAGAAGCCCTGTCAAAGCAAAGCTTCTTGTTGGTGCAAAACCACCACTTGTCTTCTGCCCAAAAGACATTGACCAGGGCACCCTCGTAGGCAGTGTACAAGAGGCACTCGTCCATCACCAAGCCAGGAGGAGGATTTACTTCATAGACTTGGGGGTGAGGAAGGCCTCTAAATATGACGCGCCCGTCGTACCTGACCAGTCCCCTGATGGAAGGAAACTGATTAGTCAGTTCGGCGGGAGCGCACTCGATGGTGAGTCTCTCTCTCTTGTCTGTCACAAAGTTTGCCATTGCGGTTGTTTTGTGTAAAAACGAATTTAGGTGACAGAAACTAACAAGAGGGGCGTTCAAGTTTTTCCATATCGCAGTTTGCGATATGGAAACGTAGTAATATGTGTTGAATTTACAGGATGGGGAAACCCATGGAACCGTTCATGATGCGGATAATGTTGTGGTTGATGGCCATGACCACCAGGGCGTATTTCTGAGGGTTTTTGTAGCCAGAGTTGTCTGCCCCTCCTCCTCCGGCGGCAGTTCCGGCCTCGGCAGACAGAGACACGTTGATGCTTGCGTTGGTCAGGCGACCGAAATTGGTAGACCCTGAAGGGTGAGGATCGTTGAGGCTCAGGGCGTAAGAGTAGAGGTGGTGGCCAGTGCTGATGGGAATGGCGGGTGCGTAGTACCAGGGCTGCACCAGGGAATAGTACTCTACGCTCATGTCTGGAAGCCTGGTAGTGTTTTCGTACACCAGACTGGCGCTCTTGACCGGATCGACGGCCAGGGCGGGCTCCAGGACGGTGTTACCCGCTCCAACAACAGGAGTGACGCAAGTGTAGTTGGAACCCACAGACTTGTGAGTGACGTTTTGCACCATAAACATGAGCGCTTTGACGGCGTGGGAAAAGCGCAGGTCTGCGTGAAAGACGGTGGCGTTCTTGGGGTTGACCATGTGGACTGGAGCCATCTGCATCTGCTCCACCACCATGTCCCTGACTGAGCTGCTCATAGCCTGACGCTCGGCGGCAGTCACCAGACCCACAGTCATGTAGACGTGAGCCTCTACCGTGTCTGGGAGACCTCCTTCCAGATCTGTGGCCACGATTGGCTTGACTTCTCCGGTCGTCTTGTGCTGAAGAATCAGGAGATCCTGAATGGATCTCAGGCTGATGGTGATTCTAATTTCGTTGTAAGGCAGGGTGACTGTAGGCAGGGCCAGGCCGCTGTCTCTGCCGAAAAAGAAGGGGAGAGGAAGGACAAGGTTTTTGGCGGGCAGGACCCTAGCTCCTGCTTGATCGGTGGCGGGGGCGGGATTGACGAGATCGCTAGTGTTGCCAATCATGTTGTAATACCCGATGCGCTTGGCCTCGGGCATGGTGTACTCGTTCCAGGCATCCAGGAAAGCAGTGTTAAACTGCTGGGCCTGAATCTCGTTGAACGAGAGTGCGGCGTGCTCCACAACGTTGTGCATGAGATTTTTGGTCCATCTGATGGTACCGTTTGCGTTAAACTGGTTGGCCGCCAGCAGTTTAATCTGAGGGGTCTTGAGGACCAGCCAAGAGTTGAGCACATAGTCGCCCGACCTGGGCACTCCTACGGAAAAGTGCTGTCCGAAAGCAGGCGTACCAGAAGTTTTTGTGGCAGCCGTAGGCAGTTTGGTAAACCAACCCACGGGATAATGCTCTTTGACGAAATAAGTAGTTGCATCTTTTCCACCGTACAGCGCTTTGTCAAGGCTGTCATAAGTGGCGAGATCAATGAACCCGCTAGTGATGCCAGAACCCGTAACAGAAGACATTCCTTTTATTATAAGCGATAGAAATGTTGGTGGGAAAATTATTGCATATTCTGCAAAGCAGAATATGCAAATAAGTCTAATTAAATTATACTGACAATGGGGTTTTTTTAGGCCTAGTTTCCATCAAACCAATCCTTTTCTGGCTGAGGAGGAGCAGGAGGAGCAGGAGGAAGTGTGTTGCTGGATCCAGCAGGTCTCATGGCTGCCGATCTAAAGACGCTGCCGTGATATCTTGTCCTCCTCTGTAGATTGTCCAGGGATTTGTGAGGCCTGCGCATGTCGGGTCGTGCGGCGTGTGTTTCGGCATTAATTTGTGTCACTTGAGGTTCTCTCATCTGTCTGGGTTCTCTCATCTGTCTGGGTTCTCTCATTTGTCTGGGCTCTCTCATCTGTCTGGG